TTTCATAAAAACACCTCTGCGGATTATTATATCAGGTTATTGAGTTTTGTCAACCCCTATTCGCCTCTTTTTTTAGGATAAGGTAAATTTATTTTCTTTGGGTTGTTCTCGACAAACAACTGTTTAAGTTGCTTTGTTTCTTTTTTAGACCGTCCAAGAATGTAGCAATACTTGTGTTTTGGTGGAACGGTTCTACTAATGCAAGAAGAACGATACTTTTCTTCTTCTTGTTTTATTTTTGTTTTAATGTCGGCTGGAATGATATCCCAGTTGGGTGAATACTTTTTCATCCAGCTTTTCCATAGATCTTTGTCTAGTCCTATGTTCTCGGCATACATTTTATATTTTGACTTCTTGCGAAAGTCTCTATCGCTAAACCAGCCTTTGTTTGGTTTGGCTGGGTCAAGGTATTGTTTTGCTGTGCCGCTTGTTTGACCCAGGTAAGTCCAGTTCATTGCTTGATAAATGGTTCCAAGTTCTTTTGCTTCTGGGTCTGAATAAGCTGTAAAGATACGGAAGTCTGTGTTTCTTACCATCCACTTTACTGACTGTGAGACTATCCAAGAGCCCAGGTTTTTTGGAGCCCAACTAATGCTAGCTCCACGGGCTACTAGCTTTTCCAAGTCGCGGTTTTCTTCTCCTAAAAGGTGACTGAAGGCGTTGGGTGTCGCCATGATAACTACGCCTGCAAGTGCGGAGTTTCGTTTCAGTCTCGCTGTAAAGCGGTGAGTTGGTCGGTTTGGAATATTCCCAAGCCATTCGTGTTTTTTGATAAAGTTTTTTATTTCTTCGCATTGTTTCTTATCTTTTTTATCTACATAACTGAAATGGAAGTCGTCAATGGATAGTTTTTCCATTTCGTTTTTAGATAGACCAATGGCTTTGAGGTCGTCTTCTAGGTTTTGAAGACGAATCTCATATTGCCAACAATGGTCTTTTGAATAATTTTTAAAGCGTTCTCGGACGAGCACTTATTCCTCTAAGAAAGTTTATTAACTATTTTATCCAAGTCATCATCGCTTGTCAAGGATAAAGGTGATTTTTCTAGTTTACCTTTTATTTTAATAGCGACTGTAAAACTTGTATTGCTGTTTGCTCCCATAGTAGGTTTAAAACGAAAACGAATGAAAGCATTCAACCCACTATCTTCAAACTTTGGAATATTAAATTCTTTTGCTGCTTTATCTGAAAGGGCATAAAGACCTTTTCTTCCAAGTTGGATTAACTCATCGCCTTTGTCTGCATAATAAGGTGCGATAAACTTAAAGTCAAAGTCTTTTTTGTAATCGTTTTTTCCACCAAACCAAGAGTTTTGTAATTCTTTTTTCAATTCGCCCGTGGCTCTTGAGGCGCGAAGACCAATTATTTTGCCGTTTTTGTCTTTGTTTAAGCGCGGGTCTTCTAAGTTTGGAAAAACACATTTTTGGTTTAAAAAATTATTTAACAGGTTTTCGTAAAGAGGTTCAAATATTTCCTCATTTTTCACATAGCCCGGAGTTCTTCTCGGCTCCCAAAGGGATTCAAATGTGTTGTATTGGACTCGGAATTGTCCAAAATCAGCACTCAAAGTGGTTTTGGTTTCTATTGTGAGAGAATCTTTTGGTCCAGTGATTGTCACGTCGCTTCCGTGTCCTGCTCCTGCTGTTGTCGCTGTTATCTCTAAATCTGAATATTTTTCATTTATCTTATTTGCTATAGCCTCTTCAAATTCATTACCGGCGAGGGCGGCAGTCTTTCTTAAGGGTTTAATGATGATAAAAGCGCTTCCAAAAACTTTATCTTTTATTTCTATTCTACCTAAAGAAGAGACTTGAGAATCTATATTATGTGAGAAACCAAGAGGTTCTAGATTTCTCAGTAGAGTTTCAAGAGCCTCAAGACGATTATCATGTTTCACCTTGATGACGTTGTTTTTACCTTGAACTATTTCATATTCATAACCCTCTTGTTTTATTTTATCTAGAGCAACCTCAAAGTTCTTTCGAGGGTTGGGCTGTTCTTCTTGTTCTCTCATAACCTCATCAAATATCTCATATAACACTTGCTTTGTCAAGGTTTTTGGCTTAGGAGCAAAGTAATTTTCTACGAGGGTTTTAAGATCGGACATATTATAAATAGTTCCTTATACGATGATATCGGCAATTCCGTATTTTACTGCTTCTTCTGCGGTAAGATAAAGGTCTAGGTTTTTACCAAGCATCTTTTTTAGTTGCTTTTCGGTTAGGTTTGTTTCCTCGACCAGAGCTTTAATAAGTTGTTTCTGAATCCAACGAGTTTCGTCCATTTCATTTTCTAATGAGTGGATGGTTCCTACATGTCCACCGCGAACAGAGTGCATCATTACTCGACAGTGTTTACCAATTTTACGCTGACCTTTTGTGCCTGAAGCCAGAAGTAAGACTCCGGCTGACATTACCTTACCTAAGCCATAAGTAACAACATCGCACTCCTCGCGAATACTTCTAATCAGATCGTAAATACCAAACATTCCCAACGCATCGCCGCCCCAAGTTGAAATATAAAATGTAATGGGTTTTGGCTCTGGCTTTGGTGGTTCTTCACCTTCTTCTGTTTTGGGTATACCTAGTGGAAAATCAGTATTAACGTTTGCAGTATGTCTAAGAAAGAGAAGCCCAGAACAAATATCCTCAACTTTTTCTTCGTCCAAGTCTCCAAAAAGACCGATAGTCCGTAAAGGCTCCGGTGTGTTTGCTGCGGCTGCCATTTGAAGATCAGCAAGACTTATCGTCTCTTGCGACTCATCGTCTTCTTTATTATTCTTGGTTTTCAACATCTGAATTTTCTCCCTTTTTAATCATATAGTCGCCCTGTAGAACGCCCATGTAGTGGTTTTCTAAGATACCTACGACTGATTCCCAACCATCGATTTTAAGCGCAGAGCGATAATGAGGGGGAACAGACTCATTAAGACCTTTGACTGCTTCTTTTTTCCATTCCAGTAAATCCGCTTCATCTGTATTTTTTAGTACTTTGATATGTTCTTCATCGTGACCATTAGCTTCTAAATAAATATATTTTGCTGCAGTGATGGTGACCCACTGTTGATAAGCATAACCAATAAGCATCAAAGACAATAGTTTAATATCATCTAAGAATCTAACTTTTTTATAAAAAGAGATGGACCTGTCCATCATTAGACAGACAAATCCACCCAAGAAAAACCAAAAGAGTTCTTGCATTTAAAACCTCTATCTAGCACAAGTGAAAATGTTATTTGGACTTTTTCAAGCCTTTAAGACGCTTGGCTACTCGGCGTGCTACCTCATTAACCATGTCTTCCATCATAGGCTTTTCGTCCATATCCATTTCTGCATCCATGTCCATGTCGTCCATGCCGCCCATGTCTGGTGCTTCCATTTTTTCTGGTGCTTCCATTTCCATAGCTGCGCGAACTTTGTCCGCTACTTTAAGGAAGATCTCAGCTTCTTCGTCAGTGAGAGTGAGTTCGCCCATATCACCGGCGTCCATATCCATTTCTTCTTCTTCGTCTTTGACATCTAAATCCATCTCCATATCATCAGCCATCGCGTCATCTTTCATGCCGCCATGATCTTTACCCATCATCTCGTCAAGATCGTCATCTTTCATTTTATCTTCGTCATCAGCCATTGGGGGTGGGGTTGGTCCTCTTTCCTCAAGATCAACATCTTCTTCCATGGGTTTATTCGTACGCATCTTAGCGTCGTCATCTTCATCTTTTCCCTCGTTCTTGGGCTTGGGACGCTCTTCGTCATCCTTGAAGCTGCGCTGACCTTCATCTAGATCATCCTCGTCTTTCATCATTTTTCCATACATTTCATTGACGAAACCAGTCCCAAGTGCTTCCATGTTTGCAAGTTTCATGAAACGACGGATGGTTCCCTCTTCAAGTAAAGTCTTTTTGTCAGACATATTCAATCTCCTTTTTAGATGCCAGGCATCTTTTGGTTTGGTTTATGTGTTATAAATAGTATCTTGTAACTCAAAATTTTTCTTTTTTAATTTCTTAAATGCTTCTTTTTCTATTTGAGAAACACGGACATATGATATACCTAGTCTCTCGCCAACTTCTTTAAGACCTAATCTACCGTGTTTTTTTATAGAAACATCCGTGCAATTTAAATCTTTTTTGTAATTCATCCACAATCTACAATGCTGTCTATCACATATACAGTCAGTCTCCATTGCCTCTTTTGCACATTTTTTCATACTATTCCTCACTTTCGATTAGATCAAAAATATCTTCTATTTCATTAGGGTCTAATCCAAATTTATTTTTTATTTCTTTTTCTTTTTCAAGTAGTTGACGATTCTTCTTTAGTTTATGTTTTCTCGCCATCATACTACTTTCTTTGATTTTTTCTATGAAGGGTTGAAGAAGCGGGTCATCTAAAAGATAACCTTTAATGTATTCATTAAAAAACCAAAACTTTGTGATGTCGTCGAACTTTAGTTTGATTCTTAAATTGGTGTCTAATGTCTCTAGACTATCAATAGTAATAGTTTTCGCTTCTTCGGGTTTTGCTTTTCTTTTTCTCATTTGTTGAGAATGTGGGTTTTACTTTCAGACAATCCGGCAGTTGTTTGTCTTGTCCATTGGGCTTTTGTTTGCAGTTCGTTAATATTTCTACAACCAGAATAAGAAAGACCTGATATCATTCCTCCACGAAGATCGTTTAGAATATCAACAACTGAACCCCTGTAGTCTATAAAGGTGCTCACACCTTCATTGGAACTATATCGACCACGCCAGTCCATTTGAGCGTCTTTGGAAGCCATACCACGATATCGTTTTTTCATTCCGCTTGGAAGCTGAACAATCTCTCCTGGTG